GAGATAGTATGCGAGTTTGTCGATACAGTCGGCAAGGAAGGTGATATCATTTGTCGAAAGATGTTGAAGATATTTCATGCAGAAGATTATAACAATGGTATTAGATACTATTCGTTCAAACCAATGTTGTCATTCCAAGATGATCTTAACACACTCAACGTATTGAACTGTGACCATATAGTTCTGGAGACAGAACCATCAAAGACATTGTTGTATCATTACACCAGTGCTCTTGAAGAAATAGAAAGAGTCAAGAAGGTACGTGGAGAAAACAAAGATCTCAACATTGATGAGATCATGATGGACACTACCGACATGACAACAGAAGAAATCGCGGAGTACCTACAAGAGAAATATGATATGGGAATGATCTCGGATCAAGAACTTTACTCTCTCGACTCTGCCGATAATAACGTGATTCACTTTAACCCAAAGGGGACTCTTCACTAGTATCCCCCCACCTCAAAAGGGTCTTTTTTATTATACACCTATTTTATGATTCTGTCAACCCCTATTTTTTTATTTAAAACAAAAAGATAGTATTTTACATTCCCTTTGAATTTTGATATAATATTGTTATGAAAGGATATTATTATGCCACGAAAGAATAAGAAAAGCGCACATTATGTGAATAACGCAGATTTCTCGAATGCAGTCGTGGAATACGTAAAGACAGTTAATGAAGCAAAGTCTTCAAACAAAACTATACCCAAAGTACCAGATTATATTGCTCAGTGTTTTCTTAGTATCGCTGAAGGTTTGTCTCACAAATCTAATTTTATTCGCTACACATACCGCGAAGAAATGGTCATGGATGCAGTTGAGAACTGTCTCAAGGCAATAGAAAACTATAGCATAGAAGCGGCAACCAGAACAGGTAAACCAAATGCATTTGCATATTTTACTCAGATAACTTGGTACGCATTTTTACGTAGGATTGCAAAAGAGAAAAAACAGCAAGACATTAAACTAAAATATCTAACAAGATCAGGGATAGAACAATTCGTTGATGGTGATCTAAGTGATGATTACACTATGAATGTTGTGGGGTCTTTTGTTGATACGCTCAGAGATCGTATAGATAAAGTGAGAGAATTTGACACAGAAGTCAAAACATATGCCAAAGAAGAGAAACTCAGAAAGAAACGTGCAGTGGTTGTAGATTCTGACTTGACGGAGTTTATGAAGTGAAGGTAGCAGTATTAAATGACACACATTGCGGTATCCGAAATAGTTCTGATATCTTTCTTAATAATGCTTCTGATTTTTACAGTAAAGTTTTCTTTCCTTATTGTAAAGAGCATGATGTCAAACAAATTGTTCACCTTGGTGATTATTATGATAATCGTAAGTTTATGAACTTCAAGGCACAGAACCACAGTCGTAAATCATTTCTAGATCCGATGCGTGAACTTGGTATGCGAATGGATATCATACCTGGTAATCACGACACCTACTACAAAAATACAAATGATTTAAATTCTCTGAAAGAACTTCTGGGTTACTACATGAACGAGATCCATATCATTATGGAACCCAAGGTTATGGAGTATGGTTCTTTGAAGATGGCAATGATCCCTTGGATCAACCAAGAGAACTATGACGATACAATGAAGTTCATCAAGAACTGTCAGGCAGATTGGTGTGGTGCACATCTAGAACTCGATGGGTTTGAAATGATGCGTGGTATCAAGAACGTGCATGGTATGGATCATAAGATCTTTAGTAAGTTCGAGAAGGTGCTGACTGGTCACTTCCACGTTGGTTCCCAGATGGACAACATTCACTACCTTGGTTCGCAGATGGAGTTCTTCTGGTCTGATGCTCATGACAAGAAGTATTTCCACGTGATAGATACCGAGACCAGAGAAATAGAAAAGGTACATAATCCACACACTTTATTTCATAAAGTACTTTACAATGATGAGAAAATGGATTATAATAACTATGACGTATCACAATGTGAACAGAAGTTTGTGAAGGTTGTGGTTGTCAATAAGAAGGATACATTTTTATTTGATAGGTTTATTGATCGTATTCAAAACGAGAACATACACGAACTAAAGATCGCAGAGAACTTTCAAGAGTTCACAGGTGAAAATGTACATGATGATAATATTGAGTTTGACGATACGCCAAAACTTGTAGACTCCTACATCGATGGTGTTGACACAGATCTGGACAAGGACAAGATTAAGATTCAGATGCGAGAACTCATGACTGAAGCACAGGCACTGGAAATTGCATGATTAATTTTACAGAGGTAAACTGGAAGAACTTCCTATCCACTGGTGATAAGTGGACAGAGGTTCAGTTAGATAAGGCAAAGAGTACATTAGTTGTTGGGCATAATGGCGCAGGTAAGTCCACTATGCTTGATGCTATCTCTTTTGCTTTGTTCGGTAAACCTCATAGAAATATCACAAAGGCACAGTTGGTCAATTCAATCAATGGCAAGGGCACACTGGTCATTGTAAAGTTTACAATAGGTGATAACAACTTTGTGGTAACACGTGGTATCAAACCAAATGTATTTGAGATCCACAAGAATGGCGTGATGATTAACCAATCGTCTCATGCCAAAGAGTACCAGAAGATCCTCGAACAAAACATTCTTAAACTAAATCATAAGTCTTTCCACCAAGTTGTAGTATTGGGTTCCTCCTCTTTTATTCCCTTTATGCAACTACAGAGTGGACACCGTAGGGATGTGATCGAGGATCTTTTGGATATCAATGTATTCTCCAAGATGAATACACTACTAAAAGAAAAACAAAAGATACTATCAGATACACTGAAGGATCTAAACTATAAGATTGACATACAGACAAACAAGATCGAGACTCAAGAGAAGTACATTCGAGACATCAAGTCATTGACTGATGAGAATAAGAAAGAGTACGAGTCTCGCATTGCTGATGCACAATCCAACATAGAAGATCTGCAGAAAATAAACTCTGAAGCAAGTGTTGATCTTGACTCTAAGATCGAGACTGCAGAGAATGCATTGAAGACACTCAATGATGAAAAGCAAGATCTACTACTAAGAAGTCAGGATATCAAAACTCAGATGGGAGCAATCACGAAACGTGCTAAGTTCTATGATGAGAATGATACCTGCCCAGAATGCCAACAAACACTTGTCGATGATTTGCGTAAGAAGAATATAGACGAATGCAAACATGAAGCAAGAGGACTTGCATCTAGTAAGAAAGCAATTGGCGAAAGAGGTGTTGGAGTCGAAGCACAGATCAGTCTTGTCACCGAGGATCTAAAAGATCTAAGGTTGCAGGTCTCAGAGATTGCCAACAACAATAAAGAGATATCCTCACTCCAGAAAACTATTGGTGAGTACCAGAGGTTTCTGGATAAGGAAGTAGTTGCGGATCTAACTGCCGCAACAAGCGATTGTGAATCAATGAAGCAGGAGAAGCAATCGTTCATGGAAGAGAAGTTCGAGATATCAGAACAGTACAACTACAATTCTGTTATGGGAGAAATGCTAAAAGATACTGGTATAAAAACAAAGATAATCAAACAGTATCTACCTGCAATCAACCAACTTACAAATAAGTATTTGCAGGTGCTCGACTTCTTTGTCCACTTTAATCTTGATGAGTCATTTGTAGAAACGATTAGATCAAGACATAGGGATGCGTTTACTTACGACTCTTTCAGTGAAGGAGAGAAACAGCGTATCGACTTGGCACTTCTCTTTACTTGGAGACAGATTGCCAAGATGAAGAACTCGGTTGCTACTAACTTACTAATCCTAGATGAGACGTTTGACTCATCACTGGATCATGAGGGTGTAGAGAACCTATTGAAGATATTGTACACTCTTGGTGAGGATACAAATGTATTTGTAATATCCCATAAGGGAGACATACTTGACGGTAAGTTCGAACAAAAGATTGAGTTTAGAAAAGAAAGAAACTTCAGTAAAATGTATTGACACTCAGTCGAGTGTGTGGTATAATTACTGGAGTTTAACCCACGGAGTATATTATGGAACTACAGGAACAAACCTTAAATGTTCTCAAAAACTTTTCGGATATCAATCCGAATTTAATAATCAAAGAGGGTAATACAATTAGGACTATCAGTGAGGCAAAGAATGTCGTTGCCACTGCGATAGTTGATAACGAGTTCCCTCAAACAATGGGCATCTATGACTTGAAAGAATTCATTGGTGTCTTGTCATTGGTTGACCAACCAAATCTAAAATTTGCTGAAGAATCAGTTACAGTTAGTGATCAGAGTGGTCGATCTAAAGTAAGGTATTTCTTCTCACCAGAAGAAACATTGACTACTCCAAAGAAAGATATTACCTTCCCAGAAGCAGACGTGTCGTTTACTCTTGAGTCAAACACACTGAACAGACTGCGAAGTGCGGCATCTACTTTGGGACACTCAGAGGTTTCAATCACACCTAGCGATGGTATGTTGACTCTCTCAGTCTTAGATGAAGGTAATGCTACATCTAATACATATTCAATAGATGTGCCTTACACAATTAAACCAGATCAAGACTTCAAGTTTGTTGTCAAGATCTCTAACTTAAAAATCCTACCTGGTAATTATGAAGTGAACTTATCATCCAAGATGATCTCTGAATTCAAGAATACAGATACAAATGTTCGCTACTTCATTGCCCTAGAGAAATCATCAAAATTTGGAGTATAAGATGGCAGAAAAATATGATGAACTAATGAAACTTGCTAACCAAGTATCTCGCTCAACTGTTGCAGTAGTTGATGCGGTTACTCAACGTGGTGGTTTCAAGGGAGAAGAACTCTCTACCATTGGTCAGTTACGTGACCAAGCAATCCAGACGATATCTATTGTAGAGAACCTACAACAAGATGCCGCCATGGAGACTGAAGAATAAGGTTTACATTCACACTCAAATTTGATATAATGTTTTTTGTGATGGAGTATATGAATGAACCAATTTCTTTGGGTGGAGAAATACCGCCCACAAACAATAGAAGAATGTATTCTTGACAAATCGTTAAAGGATACATTCAATAAGATAGCAGAGTCAGGTGAGATACCAAATATGTTATTCACTGGCACTGCAGGTCTTGGCAAAACAACAGTTGCCAAGGCACTATGCAATATGCTTGACCTTGACTATATTGTCATCAACGGATCTGAAGAGGGCAACATAGACACTCTCCGTGGGAAGATCAAGCAGTTTGCGAGTACTGTCTCGCTTCAAGGTGGCATCAAGGTTGTGATACTTGATGAGGCAGATTATCTAAACCCACAGTCTACCCAACCTGCCCTTCGCGGATTTATCGAAGAGTTCGCCAACAACTGTCGGTTTATACTTACTTGTAATTTCAAGAACAGAATCATTGAACCTCTACATTCTCGATGCGGTGTGTATGAGTTCAATGGTGGAGATAAGCAACAACTATGTAATGACTTCTTTATCAGGACTCAGGGTATCCTAGACAAGGAAGGTATTCCTTATGATAAACCTGCACTAGCAGAACTTATCATGAAGTACTATCCAGATTGGAGACGTGTACTAAATGAGTTGCAAAGATATTCATTATCTGGTAAAATAGATATTGGTATCTTAAATAATATTTCAGATAAAAATTACAATGATCTATTCTCGTCTATCAAGAATAAAAACTTCAAGAAGATGAGATCTTGGGTTGTAAACAATATAGATACAGATGCGTCTGCTATTTTTAGATCCATCTATGATCGGATGCAGGATCATGTGAAACCTCAATCGATTCCACAGTTGGTTCTAATCCTAGCAGACTATCAATATAAAAACGCATTCGTTGCTGATCACGAACTCAACGTTGTTGCATGTCTTACAGAGGTTATGGCAAATGTCGAATTCACTTAGATTATTCACTAAAGATGATTGTCCCTATTGCGATGCTATGAAAAACAAGTTAACCACTTGGGGTATAAATTTTGAAACTATAAACATTAGCGAAGATATAGAATCAAAATACTTTTTAAAAGAAAATGGACACCGAACAGTTCCACAACTGTATTTTGGTGATCATCATGTCAATAAGGTTCCCACCAATGAATTTACACACGAAGAGTTGATGCGTGGTATGCGAGGTGCATATCCAATGCAGGACTCTGGTGTAGAGGATATGTCGTGAACCCATTCTCGTTTGTAACCGCAATCAATGACAACAAAGATATCATGGTTGATGATCTTGCTGAGAAAGCATATGACCCATTTATGGTAAACAGGTCGCTATCGTATTTCCAAGATACGGTCTTGAGTGCCAATGAAATGAACATCAACCATCATATTGACAAACGTCTACAAAACGACTTTCTTATAAATATGGTTAGGAAACGGAAAAGATTCTCCAAGTGGGATAAACCGAATTCTAACAGTGACGTGGAAGTTGTCAAAGAATATTATGGTTATAATAACGAAAAGGCACGTAATGCTTTGACCCTTCTAACAAGTGAACAAATTGATATATTGAGACAGAAGGTTTATAAAGGTGGAAG